ATGTTGATTGTACTCATAGGAGATGTGCAACAACCACAACCTATGTATTTTAGAAGTATTGATGTCTGTCAGTACTACGCAAAACGTCTACCTAGACAATATGGAAACTATTCACACAGTTACCTAGTTCCCAAAGAACATAGGGTTACTGCATATTGTAAGGTTGTCAAAACGCAAGATGGGCCTCACATCTATGACCATTAACCATAACCATACATAGGATGACCTGGCACCGTTCCAGCAGGCACTGAAGTGTCTTTTATAGGTGCAGGCACTGCTGAACTACTTGTACTAGTAGATACTTGTGATGCATCAGTCTGATTAATAATTACAGGTGGTGGACGCCTTCTGACTTCTCTTACTTCAAAATTCTCATCTTGTGTCTCTGACAGTTGTTGTCTTTTTCTATCCATCCTTGACTTGATACGGTCATACTTACTACTACCACCACCAGTTGCTTCTTCAAGTTGTTCTGGTGCTGTTACTGGAATCTCTTCACCTGTCTTGGGGTCAAGACCAGCAAATTCATAAACACCATCTGGTATTACAGCACTTACTGCCTTTTTAATAAAACCAAAAACACCTTCAGTTTCACCAGCAGGATTAGGTAGGATACCACGAAGAATAGTCTTTAACAGAGAGGTTGCTCCATCTGCGATACTTCCAAACATACTTCCTATATCTGCGAAAAGGTCATTCTCACCAGTGAACAATCCAACAATATAATCAATTGCTTTTGATATCAAATTAAACGGTGCAGAAACAAGATTCTTAATGAGTTCTGCAAAACTAAAAGATTCTAGGAATTCAACTGCACCATCAAATCCAAGTTTACCCATAATCCATGAGACACCAGACTTCAATAGGTCAAGAGGAATACCAACCAAGTTACCAACCAATTTACCAAGACCACCGCCTACACCATCATAGAATTTGGATAAGATATTGTTACCTTCTGACTCTTTGAAACCGTCAATGAAACCTGTTATAGTATCAAACACACCTATAACGATGGTGATAGGTAAGAACAACTTACCCAGTGTTGCACCAAAACCTTTTGCAAATCCAAGTATCTTACCAATGACACCACCTTCTGCTCCCATTGCGGCAACACTCTTGACCGACCTACCTATCGCTGAAAATAAATCACCTATTGGTGCAAATAAAGCTTTCGCACCTTTTACAAAGTCATCAAACAATTGACCACCACCAGTAACCAGTTTTGATGTTTTTAGTGATTCAAGTCTTGTACTAAAGAAACCTTTTATTTTAGCAAAGGTATCACCGACAAACTGAAAGAACCTACCGATTGCAGTGTCTTTGCCCGCAAAGGTATTTCCTACATTTCTAATTAGGGCTTTTACAGGTTCAAATAATACATCAAATGTTTTGAAGATTGCCTTAATACCATTAAATTGTTTTCGTACCTCATTCACAAATGCACCAACAAATGTTGTGATAACAGCACCTATCAAACCAATCGGTGCAAGTAGACCCATACCTACATCTTCTGCTTTAATATTTGCGACACCCTCTGCAAGATTGTCGATACCTCTTGCAATACTATGGAAGATGGATTGTGTCTCTTCTTCTTGACGCATCTTCTCGTTATCTTTTTCAACTCTTCTTGCAGCACCCTTTTGTTCAGAAACATATCTTGCTTCTTGTTTATCAATTCCCTCTTGATTTGTTGCAATTAATCTATTAACACCACCAATAAATGCACCACTCTCATCAGTGAATCTACCAGCAGCAATATTGAAACGGTCAACATCAATACCTAACAGTTTGTCAGACGCACCTTTAAATTCCTCATTGTATTTTGCTTGTGCATCAAGAACTGCTTTCTGTTTTTTGAGTTGACCAAATTCTTCTCTTGTAAGACCAAGACGTTGACGTAAGAGTGCTTGTTCTCTCTTATCTTTCATTACTGCAAAACCCTTATTAAATAGAGTTTTACCGATTGAACCAAGAGTTTGTACTCCAGGCACATTTAGAAACGGTTGAACAAATCCATCAGTGACTTTTTTTAAGTCGCCTGCAACTGTCAGTGCAATCTCTTTACCAGCAGAGTTATTGAAGTCTCTAAGTTCCTCTGTGACTCTGGTTAGTTGTCTTGCTGCTTCTGCAAATGCCTGTGCTTGTCTTACGTCTTCTGCCATTTATCTACTTCTTTGTAAAGGTTTCCTTTGCATAGAAAGCAGCAACGATTGCCGCAACCGATACAAAGTATGTTGGTGCCATGTCACCTAGTATTTTACCAGCATTGTCTAATCCAATGTAACTTGCGATTACGACAGCAAATGGATACAGTAACATACCAAACAATGCAAACCATGCCATATTTCGTTGTGCATCTGCTTTTTTATCCTCATTTTCCATGTCAGACCTCATGTCTTGAAGTCGCAACATTCTTTCATCCATATCAAGTTCCTCATCTGTAACCACACCATCGCCGTCTGCGTCTAAGTGTGCATACTGACTGTCTTTTTCTAGTTTCTTCTGTGCAGCCATCTGCTCTCTCCCACTATTCAACTATTTATCTATTCATTTGTTGGTTCTGTCTCTTTATACGTTCATTTTCTTCTTCAATATGTTGTTGTAACATAGATACATATATTTCCCTTTCCCACGGCATCATTTCGTCTATCTCTGTCAGACTGTAATGATAATGTTGCATCATAATAAAGTTAGTCTTATAGTATCCTTTAAGACTTTCATGAGAAAGGCCTACCCTAAAAAACTTTGCAGTCCTTCAAGGGTTACTTTATTCTCTTTACCAGTGTTTGGATTGGTTACAACAATCTCATGTTTCAATCTTGGAATACCATCAAAGAATGCTTGAACCTCTGCAAACTGGTCTGTATTCATAGATTCAATAAAATCATCCAGTTCCTTTTTAGGAAGTTCCTCATATACCTCTTTGTCATCGAAGATGTTTACAAGACACTCTGCGATTACACCAAATGTCAATTCGACTGCACCTAACTTGTCAGAAGTATATTTTTTAAGATTTTCCAAAGACGGATATTTCATTGTCATGCCGACTGTATCTGTAATCATAATCGTATTTTTATGACCTTCAGTGTGTTGTATCTCAACATCATTTAAGTTAAGGGTATATGGAACTTCAGTTTTACCATCATCTGGACAGGTTATATTTAACTCAACCTCATCACCAACTGACTTGGAACGAATCTTGAGAAACATATACTCGACATCAAAAGATGGTAGATGTTGTGGTTCTGATATTTTACCGAAGGTGCATGACTTGATGAGTTCGCACATGGCATTGGACATTTCCATTCCCTCACCTGTCTCCTGTGCTATCATCAGTATTTTTTGTTCCTTTACTAGAAACGGACGGAACTTTACCGTTTCACCTGTGGACGGTTGCACCATCTCATAGGTGGGATTATCTAACTTTGGCAATGCCATCATATTCTCCTATATTAATAATTTAAAATAATCGCCTCAAAACTGCTGGTATCTGACTTTGTACTTGTTTGATAACAGAGTCTTTCAATATATCTTGAAGTGTACTATCAAGATTTGCCTTTTTAGGTTCAGTCGCAATATTTCTCCAATAACGATATGCGAATGAAACACCAACTTTATTTATTGTGTTATTTGATGCATGGGCAAACGGTACTGCATCAATTGTTTTTGGAAAACACTCTTCAAGACGAACACCCATCGTTCTCTCATCTTTTTCATTGAGTGCGTATATTTCAATTGCACCAACATACTCTTTGTAGTAGTTGACATTGTATGTCTCTGGATTGTAAGTGACCTTTTGCCACTCCTCAAAGAAGTATCGTTCTGCCATATCAGAACCCATGTAGAATGTTGCAGCAACTTCTGCAAATGTTTGACCTTGTACCATCTCATGTGGTGGGCCATAGATATTACCGTTCATAACAGTACGAAGGTTTCTTCCTGGCATGGAAATACTGTCGCATCTAAACGATATGCGTCTTGCAGTTTCACCATGTAGTTGTGATAACAAGTTACCAGACTGTGCAGAGTCACCTGCCTCTGCGTTGTTTGTACCAGCAGGCAAACCAACTACAACCTCGTAACGGTTTGCTTTTGAATATCCATCTCTGGACGCATTGTGTTGTAGGATTGCATTCAACCCACCAAATACTGCACCACCAAGGACATTACCGAAATTAAACTTTGCCATTAAATCATCTTCCTAGAATCTGACCAGACTTCAGTTGCAGATGCTTTTTTGAACCGTTGTACTGGTAACATGATTGCGGTGAGATTGTCATCGTCTGGTATCTTACGGAACATTGATTTCGTAAATCCATACAGATATCTCTTGAGACATGGTTTTGTAAGACGATTGTTTTCAACCGCACGAACACTTAGATTGTCTCCACCAGCAGCATCAAGAAGTCTTGCTCTTAGTGCATACGGTAGATAGTGAAAGTTCAGTCCAAGGAAACCATCGTTGTATCTCTTCAGAGGTAACACCAGTGGGAATGTATCATAGTATGGTAGTTTGTTTCTCAATTTAGGTGAGTATACAAACATATTCAAAGACCCAAAGTGTGGTCTTCTATCTAGTTCACCACTACGCAACAGTTCAGGCACACTAGGTGTACCCAACTCTTTGATACGGTTACGATACCACTTGAATGGTTCATTACCTGTCTTTACCTGTTGTTGTATCTTATCAAAATATGTCTCTGCCATACTCTTATTTATATCATCAATTCAACTTCTGTGAGGATGATAAACTCCATATTCCTGTCCTTACACCATTCTTTTGCATTCATCCATTTTGCTTCATTGATTGCAAAGGTACGCACCTCATTTAGATATTTTCTGGTTTTTCGTTTTGGAACTCTTGGAGGTTTGCACTGCGACTTGGGTTTGACCTCGACAACCCATTTCTTAATCTTGTTTTCCTTGGTTCTGACCTTGACATAGAAATCTGGAAAATAGCGATGTATCTTACCGTCTATGGGTGACCGATATGGAATGAAGAACTCTTCAGAACCCCACTCAATTATCCTTTCGTTCATGTCACAATAGACCATGAACTTGCGTTCCCATAAACTGCGATAAATAATATTGGAAGGGTCACCCTTATACTTTTTTGGGTTGGATGGACTGTATCTTCCACGGTATGCCATGATATTACACCTAAATAAATAATATGTAAGGATATTTATAACGATGCGTGGATTCTTAAAAGAAATCAAAAATGTTGCAGTCAATCGTGCAACCAACAGGATTAATCAAACATTAGGCGGTCTTATCAGTCCAATGGGAAAAGGTATCCCCAATAATATTGGTGGTACATTCCAGACTAATGTTTATCGTAATCTAAATAAAAACCCATTCAAGGGTGAGACTGTCATCTATCCAGAAGACTTAGGTTCTAATGACCAAGGACACTATGTTCAGTTCTATATCAATGAACAGGAAAATGCAAACGTCAATTTTGGTGGGTCAAGTAGAAGAGTTCCATCACAACCAGCAAGAAACACTGGTTCTTCCACTGCACAAGTAAAACGGTCTGCAACTAGAACATTATCCAGTTCAATCTGTATGTATATGCCTGCAACGGTTAGTGCATCACAAAACTCAAAATATGGTGAACATGAGATTGGTGCATTGGTTGCTGGTGCAATTGCAGCATACAAGGGATATTCTGAAGGTAGTGGTTTCTTTAATACTGTTGGTGAAATCAAGGACGCAATCGCACCAAAGATTGCAGAGGCGGCAGTAGAGGTAGGTAAGGAAGCACTGGACGTTGCGGCAAAAGGTGCAAAAGCGGCGATTGATATCAACAGAGGTATGGTTACAAACAATCGTTTGGAGATGGTGTTTGAGGGTGTTGATAGACGGTCATTTAGTTTTGATTTCAAGATGATGCCCAAATCAGAATCAGAAGCAATCATGGTAGACAAGATTGTGAATATGTTTAGATTTTATATGGCACCAAGTTTTGCAGAGGGCGACTTGCAAAGTAGAACATTCATCGTACCAGCAACATTTGATATCGAATACTATTATGCAGTTGGTAAACGAAACGAATTCTTAAACAGGATATCAACCTGTGTTCTTGAATCATGTAATGTAACATATGGTGGTGAGAGAGTACAATTTTTTAGACCAACACCAGACGGTAGGGGTGCTCCACCTGTAGAAACCTCTATTCAATTACAGTTTAAAGAACTGGAAATCATTACCAGAGAAAAGATTGCAGAGGGTTTCTAAATGTCATATTTTTCTATGTTTCCAGATATAAAGTACGATGCAAAAGGCAACGGTAAAGAAACCTTTATGAAGGATATCTTTCGCAGAATTAAGGTCAAGTCAAATGCAAAGGGTAACATTGTAGAGTTTGATTACTATGATGTACAGGATGGTGAAACACCAGAAATGATTGCATTTAAGTATTACGGTGATGCACAGTTGCACTGGACTATCCTAGTAATCAATGACATAATCGACTACTATACCGACTGGCCCATGTCAGTGCAAAGATTTGAACAGTACATGAATGATAAGTATGAAAATCCTGCTGCTATTCATCACTATGAAGTATCACAATCATCTGGTGACACCACCGAAAAGATTGATGTGGGATTAAATGTCACAGACTATCCATCAGCAGATGTTATATCCAACTATCAATACGAACAAAGTTTACAGGATGAGAAGAGAAAGATTCGTCTAATACAACCACGTTTTATAAGTGATTTTGTAGACGAGTTTGAAGCGAAAATCAAAGAAGGTGCATAATGGCAAAAAGTGACTTGCAGTTTGCAGGCGAGTTTCTTATCACACAGTGCAAGTTGTTAACAACATCTGGCAACGAGTATGACATAAGAAATCTTGTTCAGAACATTAATATATACGAAGACATTTTTTCTCATACAGTGAGTGGTGATATTCTACTCAAGGACACTATTAACCTTGTCATGAATGGCCCAATCATTGGACAAGAGAAGTTACTACTACGCATTCAGACACCACAAGCAAATCCTAAAGACGAAACCATCATCAACTATGTGGACACACCACTTAGTATTTACAAGGTGAACATGGTTATGGGTGAGGGTGAGAATGCATTGATGTATTCACTAAACTTCACAACACAGGAATCTTTTCGCAACCAAGTCTGTAAAATTTCACAATCTTACAAGGGTCAACCATCAGACATTGTGGAAAAGATATTGCGTGACAAGAACTATCTTGACTCCACCAGAAAACTATTTGTTGAGGAGACTGCAAACCATGTCAAGGTTGTATTTCCCAATATGCGACCACTTATGGCACTTGTTCACTTGTGCAAAATATCAAATTCAAAACAATACAATCAATCACCAGCATATCTATTCTATGAGACTACAAAAGGATTTCACTTCAGAACCATTGATGGCCTTGCATCCCAAGAGGCAAAATATGACTATGTTGAAAATATACCAAACACATTGAGTGATAAGGGTACGATTGACCCAATAAAAAATCTGTCAACTATCAATGATTTTTCCCAGTTACCGACTAAAGATACTATATATAATATGAACAGTGGGTTCTATTCATCTAAGCTCAAGGTTCATGACGTTTACAATAAGACACTGAAGGACTATGATTTTAGTTACTTGGAAAACTTTGAAAACGATATCCATACAGAGGGAAGTGAACCCCTCATGTCAAAATCAACAGATGCAGTATCGGGCAAGACATTGAGTGATTACCCAGACACGAAACTATTTGTTTCAACAACAAGTGATGGTAAACATTTCTATGAGTCTAAGGACTATCCATATCAGAGTGATAATCTGATAAACACCATGCAACGTAGAATATCACGGTTTTTTCAAATCGACAAAGGTATCAAGTGCCAAGTTAAGGTGCCTGGACAAACCTCAATACAAGCAGGAGATGTTATCACAATGAAAATTGGTGCTACATCTTCTCAAACTGATGATTCAATCGACAAACAAGTTTCTGGTAGACATATCATAACCACACTAAGACACGAATTCAACCTTACAGGTGACCCACGACATCAGATATACATGGAGACTATCAAAGATGGTTTAATAGA